GACAAGGGGTGCTACGCCAAAGGCGGCCCCCTTGGAATCCACTGGGGTCAGGTTAGCAAAAACAAGCGGGGTGGCAATCTAGCAGCATTTACGGATCAAATCCGCAACCTGCCAGAGGGCCAAATTTGGAGGCACAACCAAGCGGGGGATTTGCCGGGCAAAGGGGTTAACATTGCCAGAGGCGCGCTCAATCGGATCATAGAGGCAAATGCAGGCAAACGCGGTTTTACCTACTCGCACAAGCCAGTCATGCGGCATAAAAGGGCTGCTGAAAACCGAGAGGCAATCAGGGAGGCAAACGCTAAAGGGTTTACGATTAACCTATCAGGCAACAATCCCGCACACGCGGACCAATTGCTAGCATTAGGAATCGGTCCTGTGGTGTCGGTAGTACCAGAGGGAACCCCAGCTAAATTTGCCACCCCAGGAGGAAACCGTGGGGTGATTTGCCCAGCGCAACAAAGGGATGACGTAACGTGTGCAAAGTGTGGGCTATGCTCGCATGCTGGCCGTAAAATCATTGTGGGGTTTTTGCCACACGGACAGTCAAAAAACGCAGTCAACGCAATCGCAAAGGAGGCTAACTGATATGGGCGGCTATGGCTCGGGGCGAAAACCCCTAAAACCGGAACAACAACGGGTTAAGGCAATCATCATCCTGCACCCAAAAACGGCTCTCAGGCTGAGGGAATTATCAAATCAACTCGGCATTGCGCCGGGCAGGGTTGTGGACAATCTGTTAAACAAAGAGAACAAGTAAAACGAAAGGAACACACACTATGAGCAACATTAAAACAAAACTACACCACTATTTTTTTAATATATCCACCCCAGCTGAGGAGGCAAAATGGTCAGAGCTAACAAGACGACTTTCAGCGTCCGGAGTTCACTGCATGTCAGCGTCCGGAGATGGCCCGTGCATCAGGGGGAAAACTGAGGAAATCGAGATTGAAACAAAGCATCCGTTTCCGGACCAGTACAACACTGCTGATGGGAGGAGGGTTTTCGATTGGCGCTTGGTAACACCTAAGCCGAATGAGAACCAAGACATCCGAAGAGGCCACTGGGTGGAGCAAACACCTGAACTCGTTAGGCTAAAAACCGAAACCCTAGTTTGTGGCTATTGTGGTAAAAAATACGGGACACACCACCCGGACCACTCACCAATCGACTCAGCAATAACACTCCCGATTACAATGCCATCTCGCAAATTTTGTGCGGGGTGTTTGGGCGGGGAGTACCTTAAACCAGAGGATTTGCACCTGTTAGAGTTGCGTCCACTCGCTGAGTTTATGCCTGCCAGAGCCAAGCTGACCGAGAGAGAGATGGAGACAATAATGCCGATTTATATCGAGGCTCAAAACAGGGAGGGCGACGCTAGGTCGGCTGGAGCTATCGTAAAAGCCAGGCGAAGGGCAGTGGAGAGATACAATGAAGCAGTGGCAAAATCGCAACAAATGCTAGTGGATGCAGCAATTGAGCGTGATGCGGCGCTTTGGTTGCTTGGACGCAACATGAAGCTTGACCCGATTTTTTACAGCCACACGAGGCGCTTTTGTTTTGGCTGGATACAGCCACTAGCTCCAAATGAAACAGATAGACTACTGGAGGTCATAAGCGAGTTTCCTTGGCCCTATGACATAAAAACAACAGACAGAGGAACGCTCTCGGGAGGTTAGAGCAAGGCAACACACACACAAAGCAAAGCCAACCCTCACCCTAACCGGGTGGGGGTTTTTTGTTGCCCTGATCACGAGCGGTGCACCTAGGGGATTTGTCATTTTTTTTCAGATTTATTGACGCGGAGCATGGGAGACAACTAGGTGGGTGGCATGGCGGATGATCAAGATAGGCCACAAAAAAAGACACTAGGGCAAAAACGCCAGGGGAATAAGGCGATGCTAATCACAAACGCGGATCGGCATACTGGGGAGACAATCCCAAGGAAGACCCAAGAGGATATTCTGGCAAGCCTAACGCAAGGATCGGGGATCAAGACGCTAGCAAAGCTACATGGGGTTTCTGATCATTCAATCGATGCGCTGATTTCAAGGGAGATAGAGTCTAACCCCAAGTTTGCGGAGGCTTATTACCGGAGTAGGACGCCCGCCCGGCTCATGCACCTAGCGCACAAGGCTATCAGCCGCATGGAGGAGGAGATCCAACACCTGCCACCTACCAGTTTACCCGTCGTTATGGGCGTGGCGCTGGATAAGTACGCTCTCCTCTCTGGTCAATCAACCCAAGTCGTTGAGCATCGCCACGTTCTGTCCTCAAATGATGCGCGTTCCGCCCTCTCCGGTGACGTGATTGACGTCTAAAAAGGACGGTTCATAACATCCGACAATACACGTCATATTAAACCGGAACCCTAAAACGTGAGCATTCCACTAAATGAAACCCAGAAAGGTTAAGTTAAAGAAGCGGGGTTGGCCAAAGGGAAAACCCCGGGGGAAAAGGGTGGGTGATCAGGGTGGCCCGGCTGAAACCAAGGTGGAACAGGCAGGGGGGGAGGGGGTCGGCAGCCTGGATGCGAAAGAAAATATCGTTGCCTCCCCCCCCTCACAATTTTTGCCCCAAAAGCCCTCTGGTGAGCAGTGTGTACCGTGTGATGGCCCTTTATGTCCCGAGGATGCCCGCTGTGAGGTTGTGTGTGGCCGTGTGGTATGTCCTATCGATTCGGCTTGTGCTGTTGTTTCTGGCCATGACAGTGTTGTTGCCTATGAAAAGCATCTTGGATCTGATCTACCTAACGGGAGCGACACTGCATTACTTGGTGTCACTGGTTGTTCTGGTTACGCTGGTGTTGATGGTGCCGATTCTGGTGATCCAGTGGGTACTCAGCGTGTTTCTGGGTTGAGCCTACTCAGCCTGAGTGAATCGCTTGGAATCAGTATTGGAACGCTTGTTAGGTGGTTCCCATTTCTAGCTGATTCTACTCATGTTCCGTTAGAAATGCTTAGAATTGTCTTGGGCAAGCTGCGTGTCAGTGAGGCTGAGTTGCATGAGGTTGTTGTCGTTGGTGAGGCTCCGTTCAGGGAGGGTGTTGCCTTAGGTATTCGGCTGGCTAACCAGAGGCTTAGGTACTTTCAGGATGATGCTAGCGAGGCTTTCTTGGGTGTTATACGGCCCGAGAGTGTGCGTACTGGTGAGCGTGTAGTGTTTCGGGCTGTTGATGGTAAGTGGATGGCATGGAGACCTTTATGAGCATGAGACGAATGAGAATTGCTGACCTACTTGAACAGAAGTTTCCTAACCTTGCTTTGTTGGAATACGAGCTTCAGGGTGATATTACCCCGCAGGGTGCGATGCTGTTGGAGTGGATGATTTCCTTCTTGCAGGATGTGGATCACCTCAACTTGGCTAAGGTTACGCATGAGTCTTTGATGCGTGGGCTAGAGTTTGATGAGGACGACATGGAGGTTGCTCGTGATGATGCTCTGGAGGTTAGGATTGAGCTGGAAGACTACGGTTCTCTGCCGTTGTTCACATCGGCTGTGACTGAGGATGAGATGTACTTCCAGTTTGACCTGACTGTTTCTACCTTGATTACCCACGCAAACCTGCATCTGTGATGGAAGAGCAGCAGGTAGAGAATCCACTTGGCTGGACCTTAGAAAAGGTTCTTGCTCACAAGTGTATACCGCATCCGATCATCGAGACTCCTACTGAGGAGTGGTTAAGGAAAGCGGTTGCGAAGCTGGGTGCTGACGAGATTGGCAGGAGGTTAACCAACCGGGATGTCCGGGTAGCCGCTGAACTGGATGACCCATTTCGGTATGCCCATGAACCTGACCACTGGAAGGCTGCTGACGGGGTATTGAATGATCGTGACGAGGTATTGGTATTGGGTGGTAACCGCAGTGGTAAAACCGAATGGGCTGCTCGTCGTGTTGCCCAGATGTTGGTTGGGTATGAGCGTGGAGAAGTGCCTTGGCCACAGTGGATGCGGGATAGATGTCAGCGTAGAGGGTTAAAGATCTGGTGTCTCCATACCACCAACCAGTCATCAATCGCATTCCAGCAGAATGTGGTCTACAAGTACCTTCCAAAGGAGCTTAGGAACGCTAGGAAGAGCAAGTACACCAACCTTTCGTACAGCCAGAAAAACGGGTTCTCTGACAACACTGGGGTATACGATACGAATCAGGTCTGGTTCCTGAACTATGCTCAGGACAAGCAGGTCATCGAGGGTGGTGAACCGGATCTGATCTGGTGTGACGAGCTTGTTCCTCAAGACTGGCTGGAGACGCTTAGGTATCGTCTGGTTACTAGGCAGGGTAAGCTACTGCTTACGTTTACACCGATTCTTGGTTACACCCAAGTTGTGAAGGAGTATGTGGCTGGATGTAGGTTTACCGACTGGCTTAAGTCAGACTTGTTACCGGGGCAGAACGTAGCCGGGGTCCCAATGGGCCATATGCCTTTCAAGGCAGATGCCCGTGCTGGCAGGGCTGGTATTGTCTGGTATCACACCAAAATGAACCCCTTCTCGTCTTTCGAGACGATGGAGAGAACACTAAAAGGAAGGAGTAGTTATGACATCAAAATTCGTGCATATGGTTGGGCTGAAACAACTGCTGGAAGCCAGTTCCCTAACTTCAATGAACATTCCATCGTTCCACACGATAAAATTCCAACCGAAGGAACGAACTTCATGGTTGTGGACCCAGCGGGCGCAAGAAACTGGTTCATGCTGTGGGCTAGAGCAACCCCAGATGGAAAGCTATACATCTACCGGGAATGGCCGGATGACACTTACGGAGAATGGTCTCTCCCTTCAGAACGCCCAGATGGTAAGCCCGGTCCCGCTCAACGGGCTGGGGCTGGCAGGGGTGTAGCTGATTACTGTCAGTTAATTACTGATCTGGAGGGTGACGAGGAGATAGAGGAGAGATACATTGACCCTAGAGCCGCGGGTACACCTACAGCCTCCAAGGAGGGCGGTATTACGCTCCTAGACCTGCTGGATGAGTCAGGACTCACCTTCGTGCCTTCAGTGGGTGTTTTGGTCGATGAACGGGTCTTGTTAATCAATGACCTACTTTCCTTTAATAAGGCTGAAGAGATCAGTGCTGAAAATACTCCGCGACTTTTTGTGTCTGATCGGTGTTCTAACCTGATTTACTCTTTGAGAGAGTGGACCGGTGTAGATGGGCAAAAGGGTGCTTCCAAAGATCCTATCGACTGTTTGGGGTATATTTGCGTGATGGGACCGAAGTACCAGCGGGCTGGTGGGTTTGCAAACATGATCACAGTCAAGCATGGAAGCTATTGACGAGTGCGCGGTTGAAGAGGACATAGATCCTTGGCTACTCAGCCCTAAGCTGGCTTGTAAGACTTTGGGTATTTCACGTCCAACCCTGCTAAAATTGGTTAGGGATGGCGTACTACCCTTTGTGACTACGCCCGGCGGGCATAGAAGATACCTGTCGTTAGATGTTGAAAGGATTTTGAATGAAAGAAGAGAGTGTTGACCAACTAGCAATGTTTGCTGACGAACCCGACATCAACGTCCTTTTGGACGAATGGCGTAGGGCTTGTTGGACTGGACTGGATGGAGCCCGTGTAAATGGGCTTGATGACATTCGCTTTGCTCGTTGGTCAGGGCAAACTGACGATGGGAAGAAGCACTCCCAGTATCGTGACAATGGCAACCCAGCATTTCCGTTTGAGGGTGCATCGGATGTCCGGTGTAGGTTAGCTGATTCAGTCTGTAACGAGCTTTCAGCACTGCTTTTAGCCACCTTTTCTAGGGCAGACATCCGTGGCTCAGCCACTGAGATGAGTGATTTACCCATTTCTGGCGCAGCTACAACGCTGCTTAAGTGGGTCAGGGACAACAAGTTGCAACGGGAACTGCTGCGTGAAGCAGAGTTGGCTGCTCAGTACGCTACTCAGTACGGCTGGGTGGTAATGTTCACTGGTTGGGAGCAAAGATTGGGTCTTCGCAAGCAGAAATTCACGTTTGAAGAGTTCGCAATCAACTCTCAGCGGTTTGAACCGGGCAGTTTGCTAGCTCAGTTGCCAGAATTGGTGTCTAATCCCGAGTCAGAAGACCAAGCTGCCACCATTTTTCAGGGTATCATCCCTGATTTGGAGCTTTCTGACGCAAAAGAACTGGTTCGTGACCTTCGTGAGACTGGATCTGGCTCATACGAGCAGGAGTATGTGTCCAAAAACCTGCCATTAGTGCTGGCACTGAAGCCTTGGGACGAGATTGCCTTCCCTCCAGAGACAATTGACCTGCAAAACGCTCGTGTCATCTTCCGGCGCTGCTGGCACACCGAGGTTGAATTGCGCGAGAAGATCGAATCTGCTGGGTGGGATGCTGAGTGGGTCGAGAATGCTGTTAAGTCTGGCAATTCCTACAGCACAGACAACCTGATTGGCTTTGAAACAGCCTCAACATCGCTGGCTTACCGGGAGATTGACCGGAAGAACCTGATCGAGGTGGTTTATGCGTACACCAGGTCGCTGGACGACGGTAAACCCTGCATCTACTACACTGTTTTCTGCCCCACGATGGCAGCAAGCAAGGCTGACATCCCTCAGTACGCTATCCATGAGCTTCTCGACTACGCACACGGAGAGTATCCCTTCGTGGAGTTCCGCTTGGAGCGCACAAAAAGGGCTGTAGCAGACTCGCGTGGAGTCCCAGAGGTAGTTGCTACCGATCAGGATGAAATCAAAGCGCAGCACGACTCTCTGCGCGATAGAACGGCTTTTGAAACACTGCCTCCCATCCGTGTTGTTAAGCGTGTTGGACAGCCAACCAAGATTGGCCCCGGGGTACCGCTTCCGGTTACACGTCCCGACGATTACACCTTCATGGACCCGCCAACTCGCGCTCCTCAGACGGCTTTCAGCCTGATCGAGCGTGTCGAGGCGAATGTTGCCAACTACTACGGCTTGAATCACCCGGCAGTTGTACCAGTGAAGGCCCAGATGCTTCAGCAGGTCCGTGTGAATGCATGGCTTAACACTTGGGCGACTGTATTCCGTCAGATGTTCGCGCTTTGCTTGCAGTACATGCCAGCCGAGGAGATTGAGCGTATCACAGGGATGCCTCTTCCGCAGAACCGGACTGACATTGAGTCAGCTTTCGACATCAACGTGAAGTTTGATGTGCGAGAATTGTCTACGGACTTTGTTGCTGAGAAGCTAGCCAACATCAGCAAGTTTGTGGTTCCAATGGATGCTGGTGGTGTGGTTGATCGGAACAGACTGGTGCGCATGTTCATCGAAGCGATCGCTCCAGAGACAGCCTCTGACC